GGTGCGGGTGGCTGCCCGCGCAGCATGAAGTCTTCTATAGGATAGGGGCGAGATTGTTTCTTCGGGTCGCGGTTGGCGTTGGCGAACTGGCAGAGGATAAGCGCATAATGCAGGTCCTCGATCCGCTGCTGCTCATCCCAGCGGTCGGCCAGGGCGTCGAACTCACGCAGGGTCAAGCCCCAGAAGTCGGCCTCGCTTAGACCGAGGGTTTGTCGGCCGAAAGACCAGAGGGCGAGCCAGCCGGGCCAGCCGGGGGGTGGCTCTGCTCATCCTCCGGCTTCGCTTCGGGTAGGGCTACGCGCAAGGCCTCGGCCAGTGCGACAATCACCTGCTGAATGTTCCCAGCGTGAATCAGCCGCCCCGCCTCGCGCAGGCTTACCGGGCTATCCTCGCCGCCTAGACAAGCCCAGGCCAAGGCCTGCAAATCAGAGGCCTTCAGAGATAGCCTGCCGAGGAGCGCCCCCATGTCCGGTTCCTTCCCGCCCTTCTTTCCGGCGGGCACGGCTTCCTGAATCGCCGCAAAGACCTCGCCGAAGAGCTCTAGGACGCCCTTGCCAGTGGCCTTTTCAAAATCCGCCATCGCGGTAAAGTCCAGCCGAAACTGGTATTCCTGGCCCTCAAGTTCCAGCGTGATCCCCGGACTGGTGATACGTTCGCTCATTTGGTTTCCCCCTTAGGTTGGGTTACGGTGCGGCGCGGGTCACGACGATAGTATACAAGCGCCACTTCTTGCCCGTTGCCTTGACAGTGATGTAGATGCTATTGGCTCCGACGCTGCAGGCGATCTCGCCGGACTGCGAACCGGAATTGACCGTGACCATCGCCCCGGTCTTGCCGACCTGAATCACGGGCGAACCCGTGGCGGCAGTGGGCGTGACCTTGATCCAGGCGTCGCTATTGAGGATCGCCGCGGTATACGAATATACCGTCCCCGAAGCGGAGGGCGTGGGACTAATGGCCCCGCTTGTAGCCGCTAGGCTGAAGTAGGGTGTGGTCAGCCCGGTGGAATAGACTGTGGCGAGGATCGGCTTGCCACTGACCTTGAAGGTGCCGCTGAAGTCTAGCTTCCCATCCACGGGCGCGCCCGCGGGCGACATACCCACGGCCAGGGCGTCAAACTGCCACTCGCTGCCATCCGGCATATTGATAACCATGCTGCGCTTGTCGCGGGCATTCAGGTGCGTCAGTATGCGCTGCTGCCCGGAATCACCGGGAATGTGATTGCCCTCGAAGGCAATCTCACCCGCGTCCAGTAAGCCGCCCACGAATTCCTTGACTGCGTCGTCGGAATCATGCGAGGTCACGTCTATGACATCCTGCGAACTCGGCACGCCGCTGATGCTGACTAGTTCCCCCACTGGCAATTCCGGCGGGCCGATATACCGCAGGATAGTCCCATATGCTGCTGTTGCACTGCTCAAAACGAACACCTCCGTGGCGGTAAAGTTCACGCCGGATTCATCTGCTGAAGCAATAGTCACGTCCCGGTGGTCGGGCGTGAAGGCATAATGTAGCTTGGTGGGCGTAACTACGTAATCGCCGTTCTCTAGGTTGGCGAAGGCATAATCACCATTCTCGTCAGTAGCCGTGCTGTCGGTGGCGTCACCAGTGAGGGCAACCGTGACCGCTTCGAAGGGCAAGCCACGCTCCGTGATCGTACCTGAAATGGTCCAGGTGGTGATTTCAGTGACGAGTGGAGCCGGAGGGTCTCCGGCTTCGGCTACATAAATCTCATCCCACGGATCGGTTGGTAGCTCTTCCGTCGTCCCCTTATAGACAAGGACCGTCCCATTATAGACGATCTCCCACTCCTGGTTCTCCACCGAAAGGACGTAGAGGCCCTTGGTATAGACGGCACTCGTCCCGCTACCACTCTGCCAAACATAATGCCCATCTACGTCCCCGGTGCCCGCGCCATCAGCTAAAGCGTTGGACTGGCCCATAATGCCCGCCCACCTCTCTTAGCTGTAGCTCAGCAGGGGAACACCACTGACCTTGAAGGTCGCGGAGAAGGACAGCTTGCCGTCTACTGCCGCATCCGCAGCGGAGTAGGCGGTGCAGGCTGCACTGAAGGCCCAGTTCGAAGCATCCGGGTAGGTAATCAATAATGCCCGGACGGTCCGCGCGTTTAGGTGCGTGAGGATCGCCACCTGCCCGGTGTCCGCCGGAATATGGTTGCCCTCGATAGTCACCTCGCCCGGCTCGATCAGTCCGGCCACGAACTCCTTATAGGCATTGTCACTGTCATGGGAAGTCACGTCGATTGTATCTACGGCCAGGCTCAGACCGGAGATATTGGTCACTTCACCAATGGTCTCCGCAGCGCCGTCCGTATAGGCTATGGTGGTACCGTAAGCCGCTTCGGCTGTACTTGCAGCCATTGTTCTCACCTCTCAAAGATGGATACTACTCCACGGTGCGAACCCACATGCTCACGTCCATCGAGGCATGATACATAGCGGGTTCCGGTTCATATAGGTCAAGCTCGCCTAAGATGAAGGCGGCGCTGATATAGATGTCGGGGTCCTCGTAGACCTGGCCGCTATAGCCAGACCACGCCCCGCGCAAGGTCTCGGCTTGCTGGCGCACCTCAGCATAGGTCTCCGCCCACAAGTCGAATTGGAAGCGAATCCGCTCAAGAAGCGAGTCGCCATCATGCGTATACTCACGCACGGTGCTAATGCGCCGGTAGGTGCAAGCGGGCAGCGTGGCGGAAGGCGGCAGGACTAGAGGGTAGCAGTCGATATTCAGTTCCTCGGTGACCCGATTCCAAACCGCTTCCTCTATCATGAGAGCGCCTTCCGAATCTGAAATGCAAAGGCTTCGCGCATCTTGCCGGCGTTGCTGTCTACCGAGGGGCGCAGCCAGGGCCTGGCTATCATCTTGCAGGTGCCATACTCATGATAGGTCCCATATTCAACGGCAGTTCCCACCCGCGCGGTGTCCTCGCTGCCCGGAGTGCTTATTGGCTCAGTAGCCGGTGCTTGCGGTGAGGATCCAGACCCATCAGTCAGACGGTAGGTCACCGAGCCGCGCAGGTTGCCGGTATCTACTAGCCCTTGAGAGGTCAGACTCGACTTCGCTGCGCCCTCCAGCACCAGGGCAGCCGCCGTCAGTCCCTTGGGCACTCCTGCGGCTATGACTGCCAGCGCCTTCTGCGGATGCCAGCGAAGCTCATTGGCCATTACAGACTCGCCCTCCGCAGGTCCAACTGCAGGCCGCTCGGGCCGCGCCGCGCTTCGCCTATGACCTCGAAGACTGAGGGCGCTGCCAGTTCCACGCCGAAGCGGTGCGTGATCTTGATACGATCCTTGCGGTCAACCTCGGTGGCGATAGGCAAGCGCACCGAGGCGTCAGTGAGTATTACGGTAGCTCCCGCCACTTCACCGCCGCCGCCAGCCACTTCACGCCCACCCTTGGGGTTGAACCCACAGGCCAGCGCAGCGCCATCCGTCCAGGTCTCTACGCGCTCGCCGAAGGCATTGCTGCTGCCACTGCTCCAGGTCTGCAAGACACAGGTATCCATCATGTGGCGCTCGTTTGTCTCTTGCATCTCCGTGAGTTCGTTTGTGCTAAACATAGTCCCCTCGATGCTCAGTGATTCGATGGAGGTGACCGAGAAATACGTCCAGGGGCATATCGCTCTTCATGCGATTGCAGAGCGTGCAGCAACTCACGCAATTGTCCGGCGTGTAATCTCCTGCGTTATCGATCCGATCAATGCCGTTGTAGACATATTCTCCATTGTATCTCTTCGCAGTCATTACGGTCGCTGGCGGCATACCACAATAGTAGCAATCGCCCTTGAACAATTCCCTGGCCTGATCATCAGTAAGAAGGAATCGTTTCCCGCGCCCGATTGCACCCTTCTTATAGGAAAGGACTAGGCGGCGAAAAGACGATTCGCCATATGGTTTAGCAGTTAGCGTCTTATGCCCAGGCTTGAATGCGTTTTTCATCTGGGCTTCACGCTTGAGGCATCCGCAGCTTTTCAGATGCCACCTCAGTTGATTCGCGGTGCTGACCTTTTCGCTCCCACAATCACAAAGACAGCGCCAGAGTACTTGGCCATCTCTTGATCCAATGCGCTCAATGGCAAGCAGTCGGCCAAATCTCAGACCTGTTAGAGCTAGTGCCCTAGCCATGCTATTCCCCCGGCTCCGGTGCGTTGACCGGGAAGGTCACGTCAGTAGTCCGGCGCGGCTCCACAATCTGCTCGAGGGTTCCGGGCTGGCGGCGGGCGGTGTGATACCGCGCCTGCTTGCCCGCCTGTTCATAAGCTTGCGAACGGGAGAAGTTAGCGCCGTCCGCTGCGAAGTCGAATTGACCGACAAGCGCAGCTTGCTTCTCTTGCCAGATTTGGGCGGCGGCGGCGTGCAGGTCATAGGTCGGTATCCACATATCCTGCGCTAAGTGCGAGGGCGGAGTCGTCGAGTAATCCCAGGTGTAAGGCATCAGCCCCAGCGCGTCCAGAAGAG